CCACGAGGGGGTAAGGACTAAACCTTACCGTTGCCCTGCACGACTTTGGACGGTGGGCGTGGGGCATGTGATTGACCCAAACCATGCAAAAGTGCCGTTTGAAGAGCGCAACAATCTAGCCATCCCAGAGGGCTGGAACCGCACATTTACATTGGAAGAAGTCAATGCCATACTTGCAAAAGACCTTGAAAGGTTTGAACGCGGAGTTCTTAAATATTGTCCTACTGCTGGCAGCAAGCAAGCTTGGATGGACGCTCTGGTCAGTTTTAGTTTTAACGTAGGTTTAGGAACTTTGCAACGCAGCACATTGCGGCAGAGACACAACCGGGGCGACTACACAGGAGCCGCCGACGAATTTTTAAAGTATTGCAAAGCGGGGGGTAAAGTCTTAAAAGGCTTAGAGAACCGCCGCAAAGACGAACGTGCAATCTATTTAGGGAACTAACATGGCAAGTACCTACTCACCCGACCTACGAATAGAGTTGATCGCCAACGGCGAAAAGACAGGAACGTGGGGCACCATTACCAACTTAAACCTCGGCACCATCATTGAAGATGCGATTGCTGGGGTAGCTACGGTAACTACGTCTTCGGCAGCGCAAGCCTTAACAGTACTTAACGGAGCGCAAGATGAAGCGCGGTGCTCGACCCTTGTACTAAATACAGTGGCGGCGTCAAACTACAATGTCTACGTCCCGCCGGTACCCAAGCTCTACGTTGTTAGAAACGCAAGCTCAACCTACACCTGCACACTCTATGCAAGTACCGTAGCGGGTAACACCACAGCGGCGGGTTCAGGTATAACTGTGCCGACCTCCACGTCCATGCTAGTGCGTTGCGATGGTACAAACATCGTTGACCAGACTAACTATATTAGTGGTGCGTTAACGGTAGGCGGCACTATGACGCTCTCAGGAAACCCTGCATCAGCGTTGCAAGCTGCGACTAAACAATACGTAGACAGTGCTGCTAGTGGGTCATTCCCATCAGGCGGCATCATTATGTGGAACGGATCGGTGGGTTCGATCCCTTCTGGCTGGGTTTTGTGTAACGGCTCCAACGGCACACCGGATTTACGCAGCCGTTTTGTAGTGGGCGCTGGGTCAACCTACGCAGTAGGAGCAACAGGTGGTAGTGCAGATGCAATTGTTGTAAGCCACAGTCATAGTGCTAGTTCAAGCGTCAATGATCCGGGGCACCAACACGATATTTTAATGTCCAGTGCTAATAATACGTTAAGTAGCACACCGTCAAAATTATCTACTACACAAAACAGAACAGGTAATACAGAAACAGCAACTACAGGTATCAGCGTCAGTACGTCAATTAGTTCTACTGGTTCATCCGGCACAAATGCAAACCTGCCTCCGTACTACGCACTTTGCTACATTATGAAACTCTAAGGAGCAGTAAATGCCCTTGCAGAAATTACAATTTCGCCCCGGAGTTAACCGAGAAGGCACAACGCTTGCCAATGAAGGTGGTTGGTTTGAATGCGACAAAGTGCGTTTTCGTTCTGGCTACCCTGAGAAAATTGGTGGGTGGTCTGCAATTACTTACACAACCTTTCTAGGCACCTGTCGCTCGTTATGGAATTGGATTACGCTTAAAGGCTACAACTTACTTGGCGTTGGCACTCATCTAAAGTTCTATGTAGAGAACGGGGGTGTTTACTACGACATCACACCGATTTCAGCCACAACAAACCCAATGGCAAACAATCCGTTTGCTACTGCCTACTCCACGCTTAACGGCGGCATTACAGCGACAGACACAACGATTACGTTAGCTAGCACCTCAACCTTCCCTACCATTGGCGGGTTTATAAAAATTGATTCAGAGGAAATGTTTTACGCCGCTGTATCAGGTAGCACATTAATAGGTGTAACTCGCGGCATTAATGGCACAACAGCAGCAACGCACAGCACAGGCGCAGCAGTTGGCTGCGCTACGTTAACAGTAACGGATGCCTCTCATGTGGTTGAGAACAACAGCTTTGTAAACTACAGCAACGTAACCACGTTTGGCCCGTTTACCGCTACGCTAATGAACAGCAGTGCGTCTACGCACATCCCAAGTTTTCAGATGGAGTATTTGTCTGGAACCACGTACATCATTACTGTTACCGATCAAGACCCAAACAGCGCAACGTATGGGCAGTACATTTACTCCACATCAGCAACTACAGGCGGGGGTGCATCGGTTAAAGCGGAATATGAACTTGATGCGGGATTGGAGATATACAGCTTAGGTACAGGCTGGGGTGCAGGACCTTGGTCACGCGGTTCATGGGGTTCAGGCTACTCTGGCGCAGCTACTGGCATAGGCTTGCAGTTACGCTTATGGAGTCAAGCTAACTTTGGTGAGGTGCTCTTATTCTCGCCTCGTGGTGGCGCTATTTATTACTGGGCACCGGGCGCTGCCGGTACGCCTGACTTTGCTACACGCGGCGCAATCGTAACAGGCAGTGAAGTGCCTGTACAAACTAATCAGATTATGGTGTCAGACGCCACACGCATTTGCATAGCGTTCGGGGCTACGTCGTATTCGTTTGATACACCCGCTAGTACGTTTGACCCGATGTTGATTCGTTGGTCAGTGCAAGAAGACTACACCGACTGGTTGCCAGCAACAACAAACCAAGCAGGTAGCTACCGCCTCTCGCACGGCTCGTTCATCATGGGGTCGCTTCAGACTCGTCAAGAGATTTTGGTGTGGACGGATTCGTCGATTTACTCTATGCAGTATTTGGGCGCGCCGTATGTGTACGGCTTTACACTCTTGGCGGACAACATCTCGGTCGTTTCCCCCAACGCTATGGCAACAGCCAACGGCGTTACTTACTGGATGGGAACAGACAAGTTCTATGTTTACTCAGGTCGTGTAGAGACGCTGCCGTGCGCGTTGCGTTCTTATGTGTTTGACGACATTAACAGAAACCAAGCTTTCCAATTTTTTGCTGGAACTAATGAAGCGTACAGCGAAGTGTGGTGGTTTTACTGCGAAAACAATGCCGATGCTGTTGGTCGTTATGTAATCTTTAATTACTTAGATCGTGTGTGGTACTACGGCACAATGACGCGATCAGCATGGTTAGATAGCCCGTTGCGTGAATTCCCACAAGCTGCTACGCTAAATAATCTGATTGTGTTCCACGAAGCAGCGGTTGATGACGGTACTACTAACCCACCTTCGCCTATTGAGTCGTATATTCAGTCGTCTGACTTTGATATTGGTGACGGGCATAACTACGGGTTCGTGTGGCAGATCGTGCCAGATATTACGTTTGATGGGTCGAACACAGCATCACCCGGCTTTCCTTCGGTTAACTTCACGGTTCGCCCACGGCAAAACCCCGGCGCTAATTACGGTGTAGCGGATACTCCAGCAGTATCATCAACAGTCTCTTATGCAACGCGCAGTACATACAACGTACAGCAGTTTACGCAGTTAGTGAACACTCGCATACGTGGAAGGCAGATGGCGTTCAAGATTGAATGCGACACGTTGGGCACCCAGTGGCAGTTAGGTACGCCACGAATTAACGTCAGACCTGATGGCAGAAGATGACAGCGTACAATCAAGTTATTACGACAGAAGAAACTTCGCTTACGCAGGTTAAATCGCCTACGTTGCCGTTGGCTCCTGTCCAGTATCACCAGCAGTATCAGGATCAGCTAAACAACATTTTGCGGCTGTACTTTAACCAAGTAGATTCGCTGATAAGTCAGTTGAGGGTAGGTAACACTAGTACGGTATCACTACCTAACGGAGCGTTCCAAGACTCTACGACACAAACAGCCGCTAATACTACAACGGCGTACCCCATCACATTTAACACGACTGATTACTCTAACGGCGTAACACTAGAAAGCAGTAGCCGTTTAAAAGTAACTTATGCAGGTAGGTACAATGTACAGTTTTCAGTACAGCTTGAAAACACAACTAATGCGCCTGTTGATATAGATATTTGGTTTCGTAAAAATGGCACAGATGTACCAGCGTCTAATAGTAGATATGGGCTACCAGCGCGTAAAAACATAGGTGATCCATTTCATGCAATTGCTACGGTTAATTTATTAATAGATTTGCAAGCTAATGATTATGTACAACTAGTTTGGTGTACTGGGGACGTAGGCGCACAAATAGCTGCGTATGCAGCAGGGACAAACCCAACTAGACCTTCGGTTCCTAGCGTTATTACTACGGTTACTTTTGTATCGGCCACGCCATGATGGTTTGTTTAGGGGCTACCCCCATGATATTATTGACAAAAATTTTTAAAGGTGCGTTATGAGCCTACAGAACCTAGCTCACCACATGCAATCCGCTGGACGCGGAGACGACTCAATGCTCGTCCACATGACCCCAAAAGAAGTTGGCGGTCTACAAGCTTTGGCTATGGC